AGAACTAAAGCAGGTCCTTGAATTTTATAACCAGCGGAACGCAAGTACAAAATATAGCCTTAAGATTTTACACGAGGTTGATGCCCTATTGAAAACCCTTTCAAGCAATGAGTTAATCGGACGGCTAACTTCCAATAAATTAGAGGGGGCAGAAGGAATCGTGCAAGAATAAACGTGGGCGTTTTTTTCTGTGTTCTTTTATTCATGCGGCTTTCGTGAATTTTCGGACCGTTTTGCTGCGATTCAAAACGTGAATGATGGTTGAACACTGGTATAATTTAGATTGAATTATTGAGCTTCTTATTAAAGCCGTTTAAGGCCTTGTTAAGTCATTGATATAATAACGTGTACGGTAATTGCAAAAAGCACTGAATCGATTAAAAGGATTCAGTGCTTTTTGTATGAATGATGCGCTGAAAACTGGCAAAGGTTACAATATAGGTTACAATATAGGTTACAATTTTTTTTGTAGAAAATTCAATTTAGCATCCCTATTTTTGTGAATAAACCTATTATCAAGTAATGCGCAATCCCGAATTAAAGAAAAAAAGAGATAGACGTTTGGTGAAAATGTTCTACGACCTTTATGACGTAAAGCGGAAGCGCATGGATGATGTCCTAAAAGAACTATCTGAAAAACACTTCTATCTGGACCCCGATTACATCTACAGCCTGATATTTTATTGCAAGGAGAATCACGAGTACTACAATGAATTATTAAGGCAAATGAAATAACGGTTCTTCATCCGTGCTTGATGGCCTTTCAATATCTTCGCGCAACACCACTATATCATTTACGGTATTCTCATTGAATTCTTTTTGGGCGCTGGCATCTTCTAAGTTGCAGTTAAACGAAATGCGGTACAAGTTACCGGCGCCGCCTGAATCCTCTCTGCGCGTATCTACTCTACGCATGGTTTGGAAATTAATGCCACTAATCCCGTGAAAACAAGTGTGTAGTTTCGTGAGTAAGCGTAAGTAGTCAATTGCTCCGGCTTGGTTGTACGATCCCTGGTAAGTGTCGCTGAACGTCTCGAAGAATAAATAGAAATCTATCTGTGTGTCGCACTCCTGGATTAGCTGGCTTAAGTCTTCGCAGCTATTCGTACTAAATCCAATGAATACTGCAGGTGTTGGAAACGGTAATTCTTCAGTCAGGTAGGAAACTTGTTCGTGCCAGAGATCGACCCATTCAATTTCTGGTATTTTGGCACTAATCCGTTCAGCTAATTCGGTGTAAAGGTCTGTCCATGCTTCCATAGTTCAATTCATTTAAATGCTGTTTAAATAGTCTTCGTTTTAATAGTTACTGTTGGATTGTTGAATTGAGGCTCAACTTGTGATTTGATTGCGTCACCGAACCAGTCATCAAAATTATTCATGAGCGCTTGGCTGTTCCCCATGAACTGGCGTTTTTCTATCTTAATCTTTGAACCAACCGGCATTAGTGCCATTCTTTTAAAGAACATTGCCTTGGATCCAAGTGCGCGGTTTGATTTATTTAGTGATACAGCTCCCCGCTTATTGGTTGTAACCTTGCCGGCAAATTCATAGTACTTGGCCCAAAAAAACTTTTTCATTTGTGCCGTTACGGTGATGGTTCCACCAGAGTTGTGAATGTCTGCATAATCTGAATCAGCAATAACAACAACCTTAGCCATTGTGGCTGATTGCTTTTTGACTGATCGCATGAGCTTACCGGTTTTATACATGGTACGCTTACCAGCTACGGGGCTGTTTGATTTCGACCATTGCTGGAAGGCAGTGTCAGTAAAACCACCCTTGACAAAACTCTCCTTAAAAAACTTTACGGCTTCACTGGCTGCATAACGAGAGGCATTCTTTTTTAACTCGTTAGCCATTTGCTTGAAATTTGGTACGTTGTTTTTTTCTGTCATAATTGTTGTATATTTGCAATACAGAGAGAGCGTCGCTTAATCTGTGTCCAAAAGGTAGGTGTTTCCGGCATCTACCTTTTGTTTTTTACTCGAATTTGAAATAGGTCATGAACTTCTTGCTGTTGATCTGCTGCCTGGAGACCTTCAGTACCTTGTTGCCTCGAATAATTATCACCTGCTTGATACCCTTGTTCATCTTTCCCTTGTCTGATAAATCGCCCCTTAGCTTTCGGGCCGTGAGTGCCATGTAATTCTGTTCAGGGGCACTTGAAAGATCAATTAATACAGAGTTGCATTGCTGCTTGTTGGCTGAATAGATACTGTTCTTGATGAAGCTTCGGGTAGAAGTTGAGCGCGTCGGATCGAATGTCTTTAAGTCTGCCATGTTGTTCGGCTTTCCGAGGCCGATCTCAGGGTTTTTGATGGCTGTTTTGTCGCTGTTTTCGATGTGTGGACGGACATAAACATCCTGTTCCAACTCTTTGGCTACCTTTTTTGCAGCCGATACAGAGGCTTCAACATCGACTAAATCGGCAAAATCATTGACAAAAACCGTCTGATCACCTGCCTTTATTGTCCTGTTGTAGGGCATAAAGCCCTTCATTAACTCCGTATTGTCACGAACCATACCCCTGTTTTTGTCGGTAATGTTCTTGAAATAGCTTTGCTCCTGGGTAAACACTTCTCCGGACTGGTGTGGGTTGTTGTTGTATTTAATGCCTTGGAGCTTGCGCCCATTTGTTGGAGCTTCAACTGTTTGTTCCAACCAGCATCTACAACCATGGTCGAAAGGAGGCATCGATGTCCATTCTTTTACAGGCTTTACAATTCCTTCGTTTGCCGCGTGGCTATCACGAACCTCTGCATCGTCCATGGTGCGACACTTGAGGTTTGGATAGATGTCAACATCATCCAAATAGGTTTGATAATCCTGGGCGGCGCTCACAGAACTACTGCAAAACCGGAGCTCTGTGTTTATCCACGTCTCGTTGTGCTTTGCAACAAGCCCCTTGGCCTGACTAATGAAGTCTTCCTTGCTGATGTTGCCCGTTTTGATACCCGCCAATTGATTCATTAGATCATGCGACTTGGCTCCGGCAAACTTCAGGAAGTTTTCACGGAAGCTTCTGGTTAAGTCGGCTTCATAGTAACCTTTGCCCCATGCTTTTTTGGCTTCCTTGCTGAATGCTGCGTAGTTCTTTAACACCAAGTCTTTATCCAGATCAACCGGCTTAACTTCGCCTGAATAGATTTGATTGGCCAGCCGATCTATTGCCGCATCCCAGGTGGCAGCATAAATAACAAAGTCGGGCTTGAGGTGTGCAACCGGGCCTGTTGGCTTTACAGCTGCGTCAGGCTTTTTTTTTTGAGTAGTTTTTGGATCCGGGGGTGTTTCAATTGTGCTTTTTGTGCCAACAATCGGCAATCCTGTGCGGTTTCTTACTTCCTCGACGTCAAATTCAAAAGCAGTTGATAGTTTCTGTACAGCATCAATATAGCCTTTTATATCGAGCGTCTCTTGGTTGTCCCAGACAAACGTATGAGTAGCCAACTCCGCATAAACAGAGCTTATTTTTACAAGCCGTGGCTTAATTTCGGTATTGAACAGGTACTTGTAGAATAATTTATCCTGCTCGTACCGATCTTGTACAAGCCGCTCTTGAACTTCAGCTGAACCAACAAATGATTTCTCGTCAGTTATTCCGGATCCCCCCAGGATACGTTTGCTCATCTCCTTGTTGCAAACGTCGTTTATCAGTGATTTAAATGACTGATAGGCATCAACGTTGTAATTGTTTGGTGTTTCGATCTTTTCATTACCCTGGAGAACAGCAAAGTGATTCATCCGGAAGTTCTCGAGCATTTCAAACAGTTCATCACGGCGATTCGGATCCATCCGTTCGGTGATCGCAAATATTGGGGGAACTCCAAATTTATCGATGTAACTCAGCCATGAACCTAGTCCAAGCTTCTTGGCCAGTACGATCGTGGCCAGTTGGTTTAGCATGCCTAGATCCCAATCTTCTCCGACTTGCAAATAATAATCTTTGTACATTCCGCTTAGGTAGCTCGCACCATCATCATCATACTCTTCTTCAATAATGACCCCTTTTTGTGGCAGAAAGTTGCTTTGTGGCACTTCCTTAACCCTGACAAGTTCTCCGCTCTCGTTGGTATCAAACATTTCTAAGAGTGTTGGACCTTGAAATTTGGAGAATAAACTTAGTCTCATGGCTTCATCATGCCAAGGACGTTCAAGCAGCGCTTTTAGGTTGTCGTTTTCAACGCCAGCTTCATTCACAAGCTTGTATGATGATCGCTGAACCCGAAGAATACGTGTATCAATAACACTGGCCAAATGGTTGTCAAGCATCAATGACTTGTTGAAGCGCATTAATGTTCCCCGGCGTGGGTTGTCAGGATCAGTTGCTTCCATGACTCCGCGCGTCCATACAGAAATTTCCTTTGCGTCATACAGCGTGGGCTGCCTTTTATACGTTGCTTTTTTTCCCGATGAGCGGCTGTAGTACTCTGAGAATAAACTGTTGCTTCTCACCCGGCTGAGAATAGCCCTTTCTGCTGCATCGCCTAAGCGTTGTGTTATTGATTTTTTAGCCATTTAAGTAGTGTTTAAATGAAAAAGTCTTTATTCGTGTTATTACCGTAGACCGGACTTGCCGATGTGCCATCATCCTTTGTGAGTTTGGGACAATTAACCAGCTTCATCGCCCCGCTCTGTATTCGTTCAAGGTATTTGATCGCATCCTTGTAGAGCTCGGTGTAATCTTCAGGAACCTTGCGTGCCGCATTCCGACGAACGCTTCTGTAAACAACAATGCTGGCAATGACCTGAACTAGTACTCCATTGCGAATAGGAATGTCCGCAAATATCTGCTCATGGTCATAAGTGCCGGATATGTATGATACAACCAGGTCTATAGCCTTTTCTTCGATGCCATTCAGTATGGTGTTTTCATCGAGGGCTGTTACTTCCGCAAGGGCTACGCTTTCATTCATTAGCCGCTCCTGGATGATGGAAATTAAGTCGTCTGTGTTAATATATTTCATGGCATATCGTATTTGCGTTTCATTTTGCCTGTCCTGTAGCTTTTTTCGTACTTGCGCCGGCTTCCTCTAGGTGTGCAATAAAGTTCAAGCTTCTCAATCGCCTGGTGATCGGCGTCGGGCGCATCATCATGCTCTGTGTTGCCTTCCTCGATAGCGCATAGTTGCATAATTCCAATCTGTGTGTCTGAATGACTTCTTAACGCTTCATTATAGTAGATTCTGCTGTTTTGATAATAAGGCTTCAATGTCTTAATAATACGCTGAACCTTGTTTGTTCGTGGCGTATCAACCTTGATGAGATTCAAGTCGATGCTGTTTTCATCTTCGACTTCTTCAATAATTCGCTGAACCTCTCCGTTCCAAAACTGGCTTTCGAATTGAGCCAGGTAGTTAAGCCCCCTGGACATGCTAAGCTTGTACTGACAATTCCACTCAACTGCCGGCTTCATTTTCGATTGCTTTACGTAGCAATCAATCAGCCAAAAGTTACGACCATGTAAACCCCACACGCGGACGGCATTGTAGTCACTTTTCTCATTGTCGGTGTAGGCAATGTCCCAGTGTGAAATTATCATCTTGAATTCGTGGAGTGGCGGCAATTTCCCCCACTGGATTTCGTCTTCATTAAAGTTCGATCCCTCCAGTTTGGTTTCATGCAGGTATTCGGCATAGGCCGCAACAATACCCATTGTTTTTTCCTGTTGCCTGTAATACTCTGCTGTGTAGTAATTCCAGGCCGGCTTATAAGTGACCTTGTCGTAGGCCTTAATTTGATTAACCTTCCAGTCTGGATGCCGCTCCTGAAGTATTGTTTGAGTCATTACCCTGGCGAACCTGTTGTTCGCAAAAAGCAAGCGACGGATTGAACCGGTCATTGTCGGAATGATATCCCTTTCAATCTGGTCAGCCTGTTTGCGCATTCGCTTAGGATTGCCAATGGTGTCAGGTGTTTCCAGATCATCAATCACCCACAGATTTGGGCGGCGTTGCTTTACACGTACCCCACGAACCTTCTTTTTGATACCGAAGGCCATGCCGATAAACCGTTGATCGATGGTTTTGAAGTTGCCTATCTCCCAATCCCCTTCACATTTCTGGGCTCCAAAGTCGTGAATCAATAGTGGATTTCCTTCCAGTTCCGCCTGAATGTCCGCTAAAAGTTCTTGGGCCCGTTCCTTGCTGTCTGACATCAGACACATGAAAACCTCCTCACCTTTAATCCACAGAAACAGCGGGACAATAATGTTACAGTAGACTGACTTTGCCAAGCCGCGCCCCCACTCTTCAAATTCCATCATTAGCGGATCGCTGGCCACGTCGTGACATAGCTTGATTTGAAACGGTGCACTGTCAGCCATTGCATAATGAGGCAGGTAGGTCTTTACCATATACTCCGGATCCTCCTTTGCGCGTTTGATGCGAGCTTGTTGCTCATCCTTTGTCTCAAACGGATTTACATCATTGGCTTTCCGAACGATGTCCAGCTTCTTGAGGTATTCCTCAGCCTTTATCTTTCCTGCTTTTTGCCTCGATGTTGCCATTAGCCTAACTCATTTGATTTACGACGAACTAAATTCGACTGGAATTCGATAGTCTTTTCCCACAGACCTTCATCGAACTGGCGCATGGCGTTAAATATCTCATCCATTACGTCGATGAAAGTTCCGAGCGTATAATTTGATTTGTCCAGGGTAAGCATCGTTTTGTTTTGCTTGCTCATTTCATCGCTGATCCTACGGGCTTCCGTCCGCAAGCGAACCTCTTCTTTTGTGTCACCTGCCTTTTGAGCATCCAGTATCTGTTCCTCAATCTCCAGGCGCTGTTGGCTCATTACCCGCAATAGCTTCCTGATATTGTCCGAATCCGTGCTTTGGCATTGCTGCCGGGCTTCGCGTAAGTCTTTCCATTTACCTTCTTTGCCTGTATTGGCCCACTTGCTCAGGGTGGCTTCGGTGATCTTCAGCATTTCGGCAACCTGCTTCTGGTCGTATCCCTGAATGACAACATACTCATAGGCTGTACGCCTCAATTTGTCATACTCTTTGCGCGGAAGCTGCTGCCTTCGTTGCGACTTTTTATTGCGATGATTATTGGACATGATGACTGATATTTTTACCAAAGTTGCGTCATTCATGAGTGGCTAAAAAAACAGCGTTTCATACGCTATAAAAATTTCGTGTTAAACACGCTTATTTATTCTTGTCGGCCAATTATTTCGAGCACATAAAACGCTGATTTTTTTAGCACTGAAAATCCCCAAACCTTTGCTCTGAACAAAGTCGATTTTGACAAAACCACTTAATGAATGCCCATGAGTAAAAGTTTGCAAATAAAAGTCTCTGCGGAAGGAACCAAAGGACGTGTCGACATCATTGGTTCCATTTCAGAATGGAACCAAAACAATGCGGTTGACATGCGACAACGTTGTCAGGAATTGAAAGATTCTGGTGTTACCGATTGTCACGTGTACCTGATGACTGTTGGAGGCGATTGCTTCCAGGCTAATGAGATTGTGAATATTCTGACTGAACTATTCGGAAGCTATACCGGAGAAGGTGGAGCTGTTGTTGCCAGTGCCGGAAGTTACATTGGCGTGAACGCAAAGAGCTTTATTATGGCGAAGAATGGTCAGTATATGATCCACAAACCTATGGGCGGAACTCACGGAAATGAAACAGAGCTTGAGAATTACCTTAAGCTCGTTAAAAACATGACCGTCACTTACTACGATGCTTACAGAGCAGTGCTGAAAAAGCCGGAAGCAGATTTTAAGGCAAAATGGGAATCCGGTGATTTCTGGATGACCGCACAGGAGGCCAAAGATTGGGGGTTCGTCACCTCGACCAAGGAGCCCGTCAAGATCGACAAAGAAACCGCGCAGGCTATTAAGAACAGTGGCTCTCCAATAGTTATTGCGCAAAGTGATATTAGTGATCAACCAAACGATTTCAACACAATGGATTTAAAAGCAACAGCAATTGCTCTCGGTATGGATCCAAATTCCACCGAAGAGCAGATTAATGCCCGGATTGCCGATAACGCAAAAAAGGCAAAGGATTATGAAGCCCTTAAAGCCGAACAGGCACAAAGGGAAAAGGAAGAAAAAACAGCAAGTATCAAGGCTGAACTTGATGCTGCGGAAAAGGACAAACGCATCAAGGCCGATGCGCGCCCTGTATGGCAAGCCCAATTCGACAAAGACTTTGAAGGAACAAAGGCTTTATTGGGTGGCCTGCAACCTGTGGTTAAGTCTCTGTCTGATGGCATTAAGCCGTCTATTGAAGGCAAGGGTGCAACCTATCAGGGTAAAACCTTTGAGCAATTGCAGGATGAAGATCCTGAGCTATTGGCACAATTGCAGGATGATGACGAAGCGGCATACAATGTGTTGTTTGCTGACTGGAAAAAACGCAACAAAATTAAATAGGAGGATTAACTATGGCTGTTTTGACCGATGGTAACTACCTGAATCAATTCGTAGCTCCGCAGCTGTTAGTGGAGTTTAAAAACTTCAAGGATGACTTCATTGGCGTTCTTAAAGGTGCACCGGCCTCAGCTATCACAGCTGACGGGATCCGGTTCAACAAGCTGATCAATAACGTTGGCTTTTTAGTGAATAACACGGCTGATTTTACCGCCAAAAAAATGGACGGTAAAAAGACGTTTGTTGAGTGGGAGAAGTACGACACCGAACCAACCTCTGTTGATGACGCCGAAATCAGGTCATTGAACTTTGACAAGCGTTCGGCTGTACGCGTAAAACATTCTGAGGCTTTCAAGATGGGCATTCGCAACCACGTCATGTGGAAGCTCGCTCCGGATGATGACACGAGCGATGATATGCCAGTTATGCGCACTACCGGCCCTAATGATGGTACTGGCCGTTTGCGATTGGTTTTTGGCGACCTGGTTAAATACCTGGAGAAAGTGAAAAACCTAAACTTGCCTGATGAAAGCCAGATTTACATGATCCTTTGCCCGGAGCATGAGACTGACCTGATCCTTGACCGCGACAGCGCCGCTTATTTCGCCGATAAGAACATTTTCTTTGACGTGACCACCGGCAAAGTAAAATCGGTGATGGGCTTCAAGTTCTTCAGCAATAACGCGGTGTTGGCCTATAATAACACCGGTGCCAAGTTGGCAAAAGGTGCCGCTTTGACTTCCACCGACCGTCGCGCATCCATGTTCTTTTGGGCTCCCAACACGGTTTATCACATCAATTCTGTGAAGATCCTATACAAACCGGAAACAACCGATACAAAATCGGCTGATCCGACTTCTGAATTCCGTACGCAAACCTATGGCTTGATTGACCGGATCCAGGAGTATGGTGTTGGTGCAATCGTGAGCGGCAGCGCCGTTTAGATTTGAATAAAACTTAATCTATTGAAAGCCGGGATAGTCCGGCTTTCAATATAAAAACAACAAATTATGAAGACACTAAATAAAGAGCAGCTCAAAGAGCTGGCGGGTGATGTTTTCGGACGTTACAACAAAGCCAAGAAAGTGGCAGTGACGTCTGACGGGATGGTGTTCATTACCGATGAAGGGAATAATGCGGTGATTAATCACTCCAAAAACAACCGTTACGGGAAAGAGTTGAAAATTACACACTTTACCCGTGATGAATTCGAGTCAAGCAGCGAGCAGGCCGCAGAAAAAACGGCAAAAGAACTTATCGCTGAAATTGAAGCAGCGAGCGATCGCACCGCGATCGTTGATATCTACGAAGCCGAAAAGAACGGCAAGGGTCGCAAGTCTGTGCTTGAGGCAGCCGATAAAAAGCTTGAAGAACTTAAAGCTGCCAAATAATGAGCTTCCAGGGTGCAAAAATAAATAAGTTAAACGGTGGGCTTGGCCGTACGGCCAGCTCCGACCGTGTGATCGTTCTGGTTGCCGGCATGGCCTTGGTCGAAGAGATGGCCTACAACACAGCCTATGAGCTGCTGGACATCAATTCCGCTGAGGGGTTAGGCATAACCGCCTCCACCGATGATACCAACGGCGATCTGATTCACTATCATTTGTCGGAAATGTTCCGCCTGTCTCCTGAAAGTACTTTCTGGATTATCCCGGTTGACAAAATTAAGACGGTGGCCGAATTGGTTGCTGATGATGCGCTAAAAGCTGCAATCCGGGGTATTGAAAATGTGAATGTCATCGGACTGGCGGGATTGTCAACGCTGGTTGCTTCAGCTGCTGTTGACGCCGTAGCGCTTCAAGGCCTTGTTGAATCATTCCTTCAGGAATACTTGTATGTCGACGGCATTTTTGTCGAAGGTGTTGGTGGCGCCGCTGCCTTGGCTGTGGCTGACTACGATGACTTGCGTGCTATTACGGCTCCGAATGTTAGCTATGTTGTAGCCCAGGATCCGGCTGTTGCTGCTTTGAATGCTGCCTATGCCAAACGGGCTGCAATTGGAACCGTTTTGGGGTCAGTGGCTGTCCGGAAGGTGCATGAGGATATTGGATCGGTTGACATTGAGGAAAAACCCCGCTCTCGCAGGGGTGAAGAGAACTACTCCCTTGCCAGCGAAAGGCTTGGCTATTGGTTGTCTGCCGCACTGAGTGACGGGACTGCTTTTCAGATGTTAACCGAAGCTGAGCAAAAGAGCTTGACGGCAAAAGGCTGGATGTATGTTGGCTCGTTTGCCAACTATTCCGGCTTTTACTGGAACGGGTGCCCAACTGCGGTTACTAAAGATAGTGACTACGCTTATTTCAACTTCAACTGTATTTGGAATAAAGCAGCCCGCTTGATTCGTCAAACACTCATCCCGCGCGTACGCTCAAAAGTTCCAACCGAACCAACAACCGGCTACTTGAAAAGTACCTGGATCAGCGGTTGCGAAAGCGCCGTAAATGCCAGGCTCGACACTATGGTTTCGGCTGGGAACATTGAAGACAAGGATGTCTACATCAACCCGGCACAAGCCATTGGCGAAGACACGCCTCTTGAAATTAAGTGCCAGCTCGTTGTTGGCCGCATTGTTCACGAGTTCAGCATTGATCTCGGATTAACCAATAATCTGTAATTGTTATGGCAGCTGCAAGTAAGTTAATTAACAAGTTTGGAAAAATGGCCGGTTGGAATTCGGTCACCGCGAATATGTTGGGCCGCGATATCGAAGGCATTACAGAACTGGAGTATAACGATTCTGTTGAAAAGGAGAATGTATACGGCGCCGGTAAGTTCCCTATTGGCAGAGCTGAAGGCAACTACGCCTCAGTCGCATCAATAACCCTGCTACTGGAGGAAGTAAACGCACTCCAGAACTCCCTGCCTCCAACACAAGGGCTCGACGCTATTGCCCCGTTCCCGATCGTGATTGAGTATGAATACAATGGCTTCAAAAAAAAAGACATCATTCACAACTGCGAGTTCAAAGGCCGTGGCGTGGCTGTAAAGCAAAACGACAAAACAATCGCTTACAAGTTCGACCTGGTGGTTAGCCACATTTGGTGGAACGTGTAGGCCAGTTATTTAATTATCATTTAAACACTTTGAAAAGATGAAAAGAAGTTTCCGAATTTTATTGGTCTGTATGGCCGTCTTAGTAGCCAGCGTTGTTGGCGCCGCTGTTCAGCAGGTTGATCCTGGTTTGACGTATGAGTTTATCCGGCAGCATGCCGAATTGATGGCCGCTGCGCCGGTCATTGTCAGCGCCAGCATTACGCCTGAATTGATTAATGACATGAAGGTGAAGTACGGCCGGATAAAGGTCATTACGGTGGTTGTTGAAGCCCCGGCTTATGATATCGATGACATTCCCTTTAAGGACCGGGTTGCTTTGAAAGAGTTGGGGGTCGATTTCGCAACTGTGATAAATCCCGAACTAAAAATCAAGGATCGATTAATGCCACTGGCTGCTTTAGTCGAACTAAAAGATGATCCGAATAAAAGTGAATTAGCGAACAGTTTGTATTCCAAATACAAGGGCAAGGAGCTTGAGAAAGGAGAGCAGTATCAATTCCTGGTTAAGCGCCCCGACCGGGGATTGATCAAGATGTTGTTACCACTTGCTGAGGCTCGAAAAATTGATGAGTTCTCCGAGAAGGCAGTCAAAAATCTGATCGTGGGGGGTGACTTATCAGCGCTGGACGATGGACTTGTTTTCATGGGTGTAGTATCACAGTTGCGAACGATGATTTCGCCCGCTCAAAGTTTTTTATCCAACGCGTAGGGCACTACAAAATAGGCGAACAGGACTTTATCCAGGAGGCCGACGCCATCATTCGTAAAGAATATGGTTTGGATCCGGACTCGCTGGATGATGATTCCTGGTGTAAACTCTACGCGGAATATCTACACATCAACAAGCTCAATCATTTAAACATCAAATCGGCATTCATAGCCGCCATTTCTGAAGTCTTAAGCAATGTCACAAACAACAACACAGTGGATTCTTGAACTCATCGATAAGATAACCGGCCCGATGAAGGACGTTATCAGCTCGAGTGAAAAAGCTGCTGGTAATGTTGAAGATGTTGGGGAAAAGGCTGATGAAAGCGGAAAGAAGCTGAAAGATCTGTCCGCTATTGATTTGTTTGCCATCAATGATGCCGTTCAGAATATTGCCAATGAATTTGAAAAACTCAATGCTCCTGGCGCAGCATTTAACGCGCAGCTAAAAGAGCTGGAAGCCATTACCGGGGTTACCGGTGACGCGCTGGATGATTTGGGTGACAAAGGCCGGGCCACCGCCAAAGTTTTTGGCGGTGATGCCTCGGCTATGTTGGAAAGTTACAAAGGCGTTCTTTCACGCCTGGGCCCCGATATTGGCAAGAACCAGGATGCACTGGAATTGATGGGTGTCAACATCGCCACGCTCAGCAAAACAATGGGCAATGACGCTGTTGGGGCGATGGATGCTTTGACAACATCCATGCTTCAGTTTGGTGTTGACATTAGCGATCCTATGCAGGCGGCTGAACAGATGAGCATCATGATGAACGTGATGGCAGCGGGTGCCAAGGAAGGCGCTTCTGAAGTGCCAAATATATCTGCCGCACTGAAGGTAGCCGGTGTACAGGCGTTGAGTGCAAAGGTGTCGTTCCAGGAGTCAAACGCAGCACTTCAGGCATTGGCCCAAGGTGGTAAATATGGATCAGAGGCCGGTACAGCTCTGCGCAATGTTCTTTCAAAAATGGCTGGTATTGATGTGGTACCTAAAGAAGCTGCCGCGAAGCTTGAGGCGCTTGGTGTAAACTACGACATTGTTGCTGACAAAACACTCCCATTCACAACACGCTTGCGCGAGCTGGCCAAAGCCCAGGGCGATGCGACAATCATGGCTCAGATTTTCGGTACCGAGAATTCAGCTGCCGCAGAGATCCTGCTCCGCTCAGTGGATTACCAGGACCAACTCAGGGATAAGATCACAGGAACCAATACAGCAACCGAACAGGCCAGTATCATCATGAGCGGCTATAACGAACGCATGTCGCGCGTGAAAGCCTGGTTTGCAGATATCGCCATTGGTTTGTTTGATGTGACTTCAAGGATAACACCGTTTGTGGACGGTCTGGCCTCTTCAGTGATGGTGATGGCCAACCTGGCCAATGCGAAAAAAGGTGTTGTTTTGCTTTTTAATACGCTGAAGACTATGCCGGTCATTGGCAAGATTGTCACCTGGGGAAGCACCCTTGTTTCGGGTGCTTTTGGAATGATGGGGACGGCGGCAAAAGCTTTGGGTGTGGCCATTATGAACATTCCAATTTTAGGTTGGATTGCCGCGATCATAGCGGGCTTGATTGCTTTGGGCGCCTACTTTTACAATACATCTGCCACATTCAGGGGTTTTTTATGGGGCTTATGGGATGCCGTGAAAACAGTTTTTACAGGCGTTTGGGGATTTATCAAAGAGGTTGCCGGCGGAATTCTGCATTTGCTCCAGGGCATATTCAACCCGCTTAATTGGTTTGACAAGGATTACTCTATTTCCGAGGGGTTTAAACAGATTGCCGACGCTGCTTCCGATTACGGTAAATCGATCGGCGAATCATTCAGCAAGGGCCGTCAGGAAGGCATGGAGGATTATTACGCTGACAATCCGGATGAACGTCCGGAGGCCAATCCGAACAAATCGACAGATCCGACAGATCCGACAGCCAATACACTGCCATCCCCGGTGATCACTCCCGGGCAGCTGTCGCCGTCAGGAACAACAGGATCCTCCGGGTCAGGATCCGGAGCGAAGGCCGTAAGTGGATCCGGTTCTTCTTCGGGCATTAAAAGCATCTCTCAAAAGATCGACATCAAGAACTATTTCACCATCAGCGCCGGTGCTGACAAAAGCGAGTTTGAAAGCATTGCTGAGAAAGTTGTACGTGCCATTAATGATAAGTTGAGTGACAGTATTGTAGTAACATCATGAGCGAATACAAGCCATCCATATTAGATAAGCGGCCAAACATTGACACGGGCTACGTGAGTAAACTGTTGTCGGATGTGTTTGGTGTTGAATCGCCGGTGTATGTGCCCTGGTTCCTTGAACGCACTTACAAGGCCTTGCCCTACACCGACGTAAAGGAAGCGACGCCGCCTGAAGGTTTGGCATCGCCTTATATCAATGCGGAGGTAAAGGCCACTGATCCGGAGTACGACAACGCACCCGTGCGGTTTGGTAAGAAAACATTTGGCGCGTTTTGGCTGAAAGGTGGCACCTACAAGACTTGGGATCACAAGGGAAACCTGGTTGATGTTGAGTTAAATGATTTGCTAATGCCGCTTGCGTCCTTGGTTGAATTCACCAGGGAAAAGACGGTAACTAAAACACCAACGACTGGAGGTGTTGGTACGGTTAAGGAGGTCTATGGATTTGAAGACTGGAGTATCTCGATAAACGGGATCATCCTTCCAGATAGCTTAAATCCGTTAAGCCAGCAAACAGTAGTTGAGCAAATGGAAGCAATCCAGTTGTTTCACGAACTGGCCGGAAGTATCGAGGTTGAAGGGCAGCTGTTCGCTCAGCGGAATATCACCAGGATCGTTACCGAAAGCTTAAAGTTTAGCCCCGTGCAGGGCCGTCCGAACATGGTGCAATACAGTCTTGACGCCATTAGCGATAGTGATTTATTATTGACAGACATGCTATGAGTACTTACGCTTTATATGGTGAAATCATCTTCCCCGAGCACGAAGGGCGCCAGGCTTTTCGCATTCGTCGTTTTAGCGAATGCAAAATTGAAAGCAGCTGGCGTAGCCTGACTGATACGGCTGAGGCTGTCATTCCGCGTAAGGTAAAGGACTTCGACCGGCTGAATGTTAGCGAATGGTTCCGCGAAGGTGACCCGGTTGAGATATGGTTGGGCTATGATAGTAGTCTCGCGCTCGAGTTCCAGGGCTATATCAAAAAGGTACCTGCCGGCATTCCGGTTGTGATTAATTGCGAGGACGAAATGTACCAACTCAAACGCTCCACGGTAAGTGTTAGTAAGCAGGATTGCAGCCTGAAAGAACTGCTTGAAGAAATTGCTCCAGGTTATACTATTGTTTGCGATGACGCCAGGCTTGGTAGCGTTCGCTTCTCAAAAATGTCGCCAAGCCAGATACTGGAGGAGCTTCAAAAGAATGGTATTTACAGCTGGTTCGAAGGCAAGGAGCTTCACGCCTTCAGCACGAGTAAAAGGGATGTGGATCCAGTTGAGATAATACTGGAGCGTACAGCAGGCGAAAGCCTAAAGCAGCGTGAAATTGAAAAGACATTGGTAATCATGAGCCTGATCCGGAAGAAAGGGAAAAAACTTCGGATTGAAGTTGGTGATCAACCGGCAGGTAAGCGAATCACAAAGGAGATCAGCGGCATTGAGTTGAGTGAGTCAGAACTGAAGCGCGAGGCAGAAAAGCTTTATGACCTGTCAAAACAACCAGGACTGGACGGTGATTTGACCCTATGGGGAGTTCCGCGAGTTCAGCACGGTTATCGCGTAAATTTGAAAAGCGCCATGTACCCCGAGAAAGACGGTAGCTACTACATTGATGCGGTTACCAAAACATTCTCGAATCAAGGATATCGACAGGTTTGTAAACTAGGATTGAAAGCATGACACTGAAAAATGAATTAGACCGCTTTGGGCAACTGTTTAAGAACCGCTTAAACGACAGCCAGAAAGCTACACTGCGTTGGGTGAGCCCCACGGTTGTAGACTGGGATGCTAAAACCATGACAGCGGTTGACGGTGACGGACTGGAGTTCTATGATGTACTGCTAGGGGTTGGAACAACTTCAATCAAGCCGGTGGTTGGTTGCGACTGTTTGATTGCTATTGTGGAGGGAGACGAGGCGATTTCGATTTTGATTTATGCTGATGAAATGGAAGAGGTGTATTTGAGATCGGGCGAAACACAGCTGATTGTTAGCGCTGAAGGTTGCCGCATTGAGCGAGCATCGGAAAATCTGGTGGATGTGTTATCTGATTTGATACTGGAGGTACAAAAGATCATTGTGGTGGTAGGAACAAATCCGAACGTTCCTGCACTGGAAGAAATAAAAACAAGACTAAATCAAATACTGAAGTAATGGCACTGGATAAAACAATATTGGCGGGGCAACTGAAAGCGATATTTGACGGCGTGTCGCCCGAAGCAAGCGACGAGACCGACCCGGATGTTCTGCGACAGAAAGTAGCCGACGAGATGGCTGACGCGATTGATGCCTTCGTGAAAAGCGCCAAGGTTACAGTTGCTTCCGGCATACCGGTTGCTACAAGCGGAACGGCTGCGGCACAAACCGGGCAAACAACAAATACGGGTAATGGAACAATAAGCTGATAACGATGAAGGGGATTTTAATTGATACTGATTTTAACCTACAGGTGAATGCAAAGCGGAATAACTCCGGCATAATTGCCGGGGGGTTGCTTGTTGGCGACAATACCGACCAGTGCGCTGCTCTATCCTTGTCGATGCAACAAGGCGAATTGAAAGAGGATCCACTCTTAGGCGCAGGCCTTAGCCAGTTTGTCCGGAGCAAATACAGTCCGAGCCAGATTGATCAGCGGATCCGGCAGCATTTAACCAGGGCAGGTATCAATTACCAGGACTTCAAACAGCGCATTAGTTTAATAATTAAAACGGAGGAATAGGCAATGAAGAAAATGAAATACTTGGTTCTTCACAGCACTGACACACCAGCTGGCCGCGAAGTGACTGCTGACGAAATTAGGCATTGGCATACTGATCCCAAACCAAAAGGGAATGGTTGGAGCCAGGTTGGTTATCGTGGTATGTTTCATCTCAATGGGCGACAGGAAGAGCTTGTGCCAAACAACAATGACGGGATTGTTGATCCCTGGGAAATAACCAATGGCGTCGGAGGGCATAACGATGAATGTGAACATTGGGTGTACGTTGGAGGCAAAGGGGGTGATACCCGCACTTTTCAGCAAAAGACAGCAATGGCCATTGCTGTAAAGGCATTTCACAAGCAACATCCAGACGTTAAGATCGTGGGGCACCATTATTTCAACGCGGGAAAGTCATGTCCTTCTTTCGATGTGCAGGCCTGGTTAAAGTCAATAGGAATCAAACAACAGTTATAATTTTTGATCATGGAAATCTTAAGCTTAGTACTAAATGCGCTGCTTGGAGGAAGCTTGATTGTAACCCTGGTAACAATCAGGCCCACGCGAAAAAAGGCTTTTGCAGAGGCCAAGGCCTCTGAATTGGACAATGTTCAGGAGGTAATAGGTATCTGGCGCCAGGCTGTCGAAAACCTAAAGGTGGAATTGGCAGACTCGAGGCAAAAGAACGAGGCAATGAACGCCAGTATGCAAAAGGAAATTGAAAGCCTGCGGAAGGCAGTGGCCAGGCTGACAACGATCAATAATCGCATGGTCAAGCTCCTGGACAAAATTACTCCAGAGAATTTAGATAGTATGGTTGAACAAATTAAAAAGATACACGATGAAGGCTAGTCTATTTCTGCTTTTGCTGCTGATCGTAGCGGTCGGCTGTAAGACAACAAAAGAATTCACATCCTCCAAAACGCAGGTTTCGGAATTGTTGAAAAACGACATTCGATCGTCAAAAGGCAGCACTTCGGATATTGATGTAAAACGTGTTAATACTGATTTGCTAAAAGAAAGTGACAGTTTAGTCTATAGCGAAACAATTGTTGAGCTGAGCAAACCAGATTCAACGGGTTCGCAACATCCTACCAGGGTGATTCATCGTGAAGCTTCGCAGGTTAAGAAAACAGAGAATCAGAGCACGGCATCAGCCGACTCGATAGCCGCAACAGCCAGTAGCGAACAGCTAAACGACAACACAACGAAGCAAACCAATACAGACACTGAGGAAGAGTCAGCAAAAAAGACCAAATCGACACCTCTGTTTCCCTTATGGGTTTGGCTGATTCCGATTGGTGCTGCGTTATTCTTTTTAAAGCGTTTCGGGGCGTTTACATGGCTGGGTGGCGTAATTGTCCGCGCGGTGAGGTTCATTTCAATTTAAACAGTGTTTAAACGGCTCAATTTGTAAAATCTATGACAAGCGACGTGCGAATAGCTACAAACCAATCACTCTTTGATATTTCAGTACAGCAATGTGGAGGTATTGAAGCGGTATTTGAAATTGCGGAACGAAATGGACTTTCAATCACAGATAAGCTTATCGCCGGATCGACTATTGAAATTTCTGAAGACACAATGATAGACAAAACAATCATTGACTATTATCAGATGAAAGGCATTAAGCCGGCAACTGACGCATCAATTGAGGTAATGGATAGCCTACGCGATGAGGGCATTGACTTTTGGGCGATCGCAGTTGATTTTGTAGTCCAATAAAAATTTGAATCAGAATGGCACGAAGCATTGCAGCAATAAAAAAGGAAATAACCGATTTGTTCATACAGAATGAGACAGTGATCGGTTTGTACGATCTGGACACTTCTAAAACATTCGAAGACCAGTTCTCTAAAGTTAGCCTGGAGAGCATCTTGTTCTTCGTGGTGGCCACAGCCATTTGGGCACTCGAGGTTTTGTTCGACCGGCACAAAGCAGAGGTGGTTGACCTGATTGCCGCCTCCAAGCCACACCGCCTTCAGTGGTATGTGGCAAAGGCCCGGGCGTTTCAGTTTGGCCGCGCACTGGTTGCCGATACCGATACATACGACAATGCCGGACTGACCGATGAGCAGATCGAAACTGAGCGTGTGGTGAAATACGCGGCGGCGGTTGAGCAAAGCGGACAGATCATTGTCAAGGTAGCCGCCGATGGAGCCACAGGCCGCGAGCCT